GTAATATACAAAACATTATCACCTTGAGATAAACAAGCTGATGCCATATGACACATAAACAAACTTTTACCAACACCAGTACCTGCCATCAATACATTCAAAGTTTTATCTGGTAGACCACCTTTTGTAATCTTGTTCATCAAGTCAAGGTCAAACTTCGTTCTACTTTCTACTTTATGATAGAAGTCATACCTTTCGTTGTAATCGTCCATGTAATCATGACCAACGTGCCTGTCGAATGAAACACCAAGTGCATCACTCAATAGTTTTGGTATTTCACCTTTTGCTTTCTTTGTACTTTTATCATCTAGTATTGCAACCGAATCCATGATTGCATTGTAGATAGCTTTGTCTTGACAAAACTTTTCACTCTGTTCTGTAAGCCAAGTAATATCTACTTTTTCATCTTTTGTTTTTTTGAGTTCATGAAGAAGCTCTACTGATTTTGAAACCTCATCTTCTGTGAGTTCTTTTTTCTCTGTAAAGTTAATTACAAGAGCTTCATGTGAAGGTAACTTCTCATAACGATTTACAAACTCTTGTATCTCTTTAAATACTTTTCTTTCTATTGAATCAGCAAAGTATTCTATCTGAATAAAAGGTAATACTTTCCTTGTAAATTCTTCATTGTAAACTAAGTTCTTTAGTATCGTCTGTTCTAATCTCATCATTCAATATATTCCCATAACCTATTTGATATTTTTCTTGTACAAATGTTTTAAACTGCTTGTCCTCTAGTATAGGATACCAGAATTCCTTTGTTTGTGTGGCATCTAAGCGTACTTTTGCACCAACTTCGCCCGTTTTACGGTCTATCTTTGCATACCAACCTGGTGATGGCTTCGTTACAAACTTAGCTTCGATTGCTAAATCTAATAAACCAGAATACTTTTGCATACCACCATTAAATGATACTGTGATTGGTATTTTAGATTTCTCTTTTACATACCTAGATTTTTCTACATTGATGATAAAGTTGTAACCTTGTAAACCATCTTTACCTTTATCTTGTTGTCTACCAAGAATCCAGATTGTGTCAGCAGAGTAATAAGAACCTGTACCACCGCCAACAATGTCTTTTGGAAACATTACAATTTCTTTATATGTGTGATTGACAACAACTAAAGGTATGTCTTTGATAGTGAGGTGAGGTGTTATCATGCGAAACAAAGACTTTATACCTTTAGCTCTTGTCATATCAGCAACTGTTTTACCTTCTATTGAATCATCAACTTCTTTCTTTGAAGCTAGATTACCAATAGAATCTATAATAACAATTATTTTATCTTCAGCTGAAATATCTTGTAACTGATTCATTATATCAATTTTAAGTTCTTCTACACTTGTAATCGGTGTATGTAAAACTCTATTCATATCAACATCAAATGTTTCAAAGTATTTTTGTGGTGTGCCAAATTCTGAATCATAAAACAATACAATTGCATCTTTATATTTTTTCAAGTATGAAGAGGCAAGTAACAAACCAAATGCACTCTTAAAGTGTTTTGATGGCCCTGCCAACATTGTTAAACCTGGTGTTATGCCACCATCAAGTGAACCTGAAAGGGCAACATTAATCATTGGTACTTCTGTTTGTACCATATCTTTTTGACTAAAGAATTTTGACTTAGAAAGTATTGACGATTCTTTAATCGTAGTATTCTTTTTTAATTTGTCTAATAAGCTCATTTCATTCCTCTCACTTTTGCAATTTGATTTTTAGGCACCAACATTTTATCTTTATCTATAAAGAAGGATTCTAAACTAGGACTAGCTGGTAAGTCAAGCCTTTTCTTTCGATTTGCCTTCTTTACTGGTGCTGGTGGTTTTGGTTTTATTTTATATTTTTTGTAAGATTGATTTGCAGCTATCAAAAGTAAAACTGCTAACGGGTCGAACACAAATATAATTATGAATATAACAAATCTTACGGCTTTATCTATAAACTTTGTATCATCTTTATCATATAATAACTCGGCGATAAACATGATTGGCCCTACTTCTGCCCTCAATATATTTTCTTCTCTCAATAATGGTAATTTTTCTTTTGTAAGTTCTACTAATTGTGCTTGTGCATTTCGTATTTGTCTATCAGTTGTTCTTGCCACTTTTTCTGGGTCATCACCTGCCTGCCTATACAAGTAAGTTAATCTTTCTCTAATTAACTTTTCTCTTTGTTCTATCTGTTTCACTTGTACAGAATTTGCACCAACTATTATGTTAGATTCAATGTGAGCTCTCGAAAGAAAACCAAATATACCCATAGAAGTAATTAACATCACAAGTATAATAGCTGTGATAAAATATACTTTCATAACCAAAATAGTTTCTTTCCAGTTATTATATAACCAAGATACTGTAACTAATTTGGCAATTTCTAATACTGTACCCATTACAATAATTGGCCAAAATGAACCTGGAAAAATCTGTGCTAAACCTATAACTGAGTAGTAAGCTGCAATCGCTGATAAAGCAATTGCTGTGAGAAAAGGTAAAATGGCTTGTGTCATTTTATTTCCAATTGATACTCTTGAGAACCTATCTTACCTTTTACATAAAAATTAAAAGCAATAGAGTATCTATCAAGATCTGATTCATTGTCTGATACAGAATGACCTAACCAAGGAGGAAAAAGATAGAGTTCATTATTTTTTGGCTTAAAACTCCATGACTTACAATTAAGTAAATTCCATTCAGTATAGTCCAAATCTAAGTGCATTGGAAAAACTGTTGTGTGATTATATTCTTTAGCAAAATGGATATCTCCTGAATTATCAGTTACATCAAAATAATATATGCCAGATAAGATACAGTTTGTATGCACATGATTTTGAGCCCAATCCCCTTTACTATGTTTTACAACCCACGAATTTGTCATATAAAACTCAATATTAGAGTTGACTTTAAGTTCATCAAATACAAATCTATTTACATTATGTAAGATATGTTGTTTGAGTTTTTGAGTCTGTGGGTTATCTAACACATATTTATCTATTGAATAATCACCATTTTCTGAGGACATTCTTTGAAACTTAGTAGATTTTAAATAATTAATCTCTTCTTCGGTAATTGGTAAATTTTCTTTTACAAAAATTGGTGTACTAAAGAGAGGTAAAATTTTGTAATCTACTTTAGCCAAAAAAATTCTCCAATGAATTAGTCTTTTCTATTTCCCAGCCAATACACTCAAGTATAAATTTGATTGGTTCTATAAAACCTTTTTGAAATTGTATATCATAATCAATATACTTTTGTAAGTCAAACTCTTTTGGTATTCTTGTTGGAAAAGATATGACATTATCTTTCAATGGGTTTGGTTGTTTAACATATGTAAACTTCAACTTTTCACCATCTTGAATCATAGGATATCTTTTATCAAGATTTAATTTTTTAACATTGTGATTGTATATCAATGCACCTCTCACATGAATTGGTGTGCCTTTTTTGTATATTGAATTAGAATCTACATATGTTTTCATACCATTCACACCACGAGGAAAAGATATTTCTTCTGGTGGTAAATTCTTAAATTCTTCTTTGAACTTTGCAATAAATTCTTGAACTTCATCTTCACCTTTTGTAACAATAATCTTAGTAAGCTCTTTCATCTTCTCACGAATCGCATAAGGCGTTGATGATTTAATCATCTCAAGACCCATGATTTTTAATTTAGGTGTTGTATATCTAACACCTTCATTATCATATACGTTTAGAATATATCTTTTCTTGGCAGTCCAAAGACCTTTGTCTGCAAGTGCTTCTCTTTTCATTACCATCTTTTGGTCATATGCAGATACATAGTCAGCAAGATCCTTATAACTTTTATCAATAAAAGATTGAATCTTTCCATCACATACTTTATCCATGAATTTGATTGCTTCGTCAGCTGATGGTTTTTCCTTAAATACTTTATTAACAAGACCACCAAGCCTAAGGTAAATTGAGTCTGTATCTGAAGCAACAACATAATCTTCCTCTGTTTTAAGTAAGTCATTCATGTACCTGTTCAGTTTGTTTTCTATCCAACGAATAGATAACTGACCAGCCAAAGTAACTGCAAGTGCCTGTCTTAGGTCATAGAATCTAAAGTATTGTGAACCAAGAGCACCATAAGCGGAGTTTAGTGATACTTTCTTTGCAAGTTGTAGATTATTCAGTTTTGATATAAGTTTTTCTAAATCTTTACTTGGTCTTTTCTCATAATCTTTTTGAGCCTGTATCATTTGTTTTTTAAACTTCTTACGATCTTCATACATTTCTTCCATCATCTTTGGTAAGAAACCTTGTTTATCTGTTCTAAAAAACTGGCCGTTTGGTGTGAGTGTTACACCATCTAATTTCTTTGTATCAATCTTTTGATGCAATAAAGACTCTACATTTACTTCTTGCATAAGAACCTTTTGCATATCTTTTGTATACTCTTCACTATTCACAATAGTTTCTGGACTAATGTTATACATGATTAACAAATGTGGATATAGACTGTTCAAGTCAAATGATGCAATCCAATCGTGCATACCAACTTGAGGTTCTTTTACATAAGCACCTTCAAAGGCAGATACTTTCTTTTTGAATTTTTTTGGTGGTACAATAATCTTTTGTGGTAGTAAATGATTGTATATCAAAGAGTCCCACATTCTTGTTTGTGCAAATACATCTTCAAAGTTTGACTTTGTATCGTAAGCCAGAGTGATTGCCATTTCAATCAACTTTAACTTATCTTCTAGTTTAATAATCAAGTCAACGTCTTTGATATTGTAATCAATAAATTTCTGATAGTTCTCTTGGTATAGATTATGCAAACTATCATACTCATCATACGATAATTTTCTCTCACCAAGTTCTACATTGGCAATTGCATCTAACTTATATGATTCTTGAGATTTACCACCTGGTGCATACCATTTGTATAGTTCAATATAATCTAATGAGTTAACGCCAGATAAATGATATGATATAAGTTCACGGCCATTCAATACAACTTTTCTTTCCCATATATTATTCCAAGGCGAAAGTTTTTTTGCATACTCTTCACCGAACAGCATACGAAAACGATTGATGATATAAGGTATATCAAAGAAGTTTGTATTCCAACCAGATATAATATCAGGATAATCCGATTGCCAGTATTGTAAAAACTGTTTGCATAAATCTTTTTCTTCAGCACACTTGATGTATCTCACATTTTCTGGACAATCATAATCACCACAACCAAAGACAACTGAATTACCATTTAACTCACGAATACAAATGGCTGTGATTGGTGCTCTCGCCTCATACGGGTCTGGAAAACCATCTTGAGAACTGACCTCTATATCAATAATAGCTATGTTGATGTTCTTAATATCCCATTCTATTTGACCCTTGAATTGGTCAGCAATAAAAGCATATTCAAAACGATCCATACCATAAATATCAAAGTTATCTATATCTTTATACTTTCTTTGAAAGTCTTTTGCAGCTCGTATAGAATCAAATCTCATAGCATCTAAAGATTCTCCATGAATACCATGCCAATCACTTTTAGAACCTTTAGACCTGAGAAATAAACTAGGTGAATAGTCTACTTTACCTTTTACTCTCTTACCATTATTAACACCACGATAAAGTATTTTATTACCTTGACATAAAACATTCGTATAATGTTTTGACATTATACTGGTACTTTAACATCATCTGAAAAAACACCTATAGTAACCCATCTTTTTGGGAACAACATCTCACGACCACGAAAATCGTTCATGTCTTTTGTTGGGTCTTGAACATAGCCAATCACTTCAACTTTTTTGTCGAAGCTTCTACTGACCATGTCATATCTTTCGGCTCTAGGCAGCCTATACTCTGTTGCTAATTTCTTAGCAAGTTCTTGCCTAGCATTTGGTTTCCATCTTTTTCTCATAATAAATCTCCCAAATCCATATTATACATCTTGTCTTTTAAAAAGTCAACTCTTTCTTCTAAAACACGAGCTGTTGTTTTTAAATGTCCAAGCCCTGTGATACCTTTTTCTTCCTCGTTCTTTATAAAAGTTCTCACTCTTTTAGCTTCACTAGATAAAACTCGAATGTAAACTAATTGTTGAGATATTTCATCTCTGTTTCTAATTTTAAATTCTATATTATTCATTGTTTCTTCGTTTATAATCATTCTATTACCCAATGTCCTATTCTGTCACCACAAGGACTATCATACCATATTCCACCTTTTGGTTGAGGCAAATCTTCGTCTTTCCATACAGGATAAATCACTTTGCCTTTATGATTTCTAAAATCATCATTATATCTAAGATGAATCTCTATCACATTACTACCAATCATTTCAATATTAACCCATGGATGCCAATTCCACAAATCATCCAACTTTTTTGGAAATGGTATCTCTCTGTCTATAAGTTCCCATTTATCAAAACGGTCAAGTCTGCCTTCTCTAGGGAATCCTAATGCTGTAGTTTTTTGTTTTCCATAATTATAGTCTACTGTAATATGTTCACCCGTAAACTTTTCACACCAAAAATATCCAGGTTCAATGTTATCACCTGGTTCTAGCCATTGTAGTCTTGCACCTTTACTCATCATTTCTAAATTCATGATAGGTCTAACTACATACTCACCTGATTCTGGTACTGTTATGCCAGCCGGCCCACATTTATGGCCAAGTTTTTTAGAAAGTATTAACTTGTCATAAACCCATAACCATTTCCAACTTAACTGTTGCCAAATATTATAATCGTTTTGAAAATCCACTATGCAACAAGACCGACCTTGTAAACAGTTTTACCATCTTCTTTCATAGCAGTCATAACTTTTTTTCTATTATCATCTAAGTCATGTGATACATGAACCCATCCTGAATCAGGTATTCCTGGTGTATAAAATTCAAGTATCAATTGTCTAAACTCACAATTATCTTTTATCCACTCTGCTAAATCAGCATTTGCGACACCATTGATTTCAATGTCAGCTGCCATACCTTTACAATGGTCTGATGTTTTAGAACCACCAATAGCAGAATTTAATTCTGGGCTTCTATACCCTGAGTTTACTCTTACTGCTTTACCAAAGTGTTCTCTTACTGGTTGTAAAACACGTTCACAAAGTTGTTTTAAATTTTCAATTTCTTCTTCGCCTGGCTCATTATCAATATCTTTTCTTGTTGCCGTTTGGCTTTTCGTCATTTCTTTTAACGAAAAATTATCTGATAATTTCATTTCATCTCCTATTGTAAAAATATCAAAGGTACTTCTAGTTTTTTCAATGAGTTTGCATGAATAAAAAATCCTAAAAATCTTTCACCAATAAAACCAGGATATCTCCAAGGCAAAGGCTCTGAAAAATTATCGCCTGATTTTTTTACTGGATAAACTTTAGAACTGTTAATGTATATGTATTCAAGTATTCGGAACAACTCTGAGGCATATCTTAAAAAGTATTTTTTTCTAAAGATATAATTTGTTGTGAATGGTATAACACTTTGATTAAACCATTGTAAGGCATTACTATGATAATAAGGACATACTTTACAAATAGATTCGTAAAAGAGGTCCCAATATTCTTTTGGTTGTGATTCTAAGTATTGTTGTGCTACAGAACCAGGCAGAACAGTTGAAGCATTAGTAATTACATCATTAAAACGTAAGTAATGTAACAAAGTTCTTTTCTCTCCTTCTGTACCTAAATTTACAGCCTCACTTGCAGGCATAGTAACTTCATTTTCATATATTGGAATTTCTGGTCTAAAAGAAAGCATACGTCTATATGTTACACAACCAATGTATTCCATATCTGGTGGATTTTTTAAAAGATAATACTCTGTTGCTTGTTGACCAAGAGCCTTTAAAAAATCATCTTTTGAAACACCCTCTGCTTCATAGTATTTGTACAAATCATCAAAAATCCAGTCAATGTATATAGAGTTATTACCAATCTCTACATTGTCTACATGACATGGTTTTATCCAACTTGAGTTTTGATTGTATGGAAAAGGTTTATGAAAATGTGGATATAAACAAACACTCACTTAGTTTCCTTTTTTCTTTTTCTTTCAAAAGATTGTACATTATCAGATTCAATAATCATTTTCTTATACAACACTCTTTTATCACCATCTAAATTTGCTAACATAGTTTTACATTGTTTAGACATTTTATAATTACCACTTGGTTTTTTACTTAACATAATATAATCTCCAAAAAAAAGGTGAGGCGTAAATGCCTCACCCCCTACTTAGCTTCTTCTTCTTGTAAAAGTTTTGGCTCAAGTAAATTCAGGTCTTTGCCAATCTCAATCTTTCTTGGCTTCTTGTGATCAGGTATTACATTCACAAGACCAACCCTTAAAATACCATTATTAAATTCAGCGCCTTTCACTTCTAAAGTATCAGCTACTGTAAGAGTTTTAGTAAATGAACGTGTGCCTATACCTTTGTGGATATATTCAACACCTTCAACATCTTTCTCTTTCTTCACACCCTTAATAATAAGGACATTATCTTCTACTGTAATATCAATCTCATCTTTACCAAAACCAGCAACGGCAAGCTCAACGACATAATGATCTCTAGCGACCTTGAGTATGTTGTGTGGTGGGAATGTTGATTGTTGTTGTCGGTCATTTAACACTTTATCCAAGTCGTTAAATATTCTTTCAAAACCGAGTGTAGAATGAGCCAAGTGTGGCCCGAAAGCGAACTCTACCATTTTAAATCTCCTTTTAAGCAAGTTAAACAATTGTGTCCCATTTGGCGACACATTATATTTAGTTACGAAATATCTTCAGCTTTTTTTCCGATATTATATTTCGCCACTAAATCCCATTCATCTTTCTCCTTGAAAGATATAATCTTTATCTGGTGTAATGGGGCGACATTATTACCAATTCGGTCCATATTGTCAACTTTAAGAAGTCCCCACTCCTCCAATAATTTAGCTATTGCATTTCTTCTTTGTATATCATTCTCTGATATATTAGATGGCTTACCATCTAGTGCAAACAATTCTTTAAAATGTACTATATAATATTTTCCCTGTTTATGTAATATATGGCAAGATTGATATAATACTTTTTCTTTTCTTGAAGATACACCAATTCTCGTAAGAGTTTCCCTTACCTTCAGAAAATCATCTTGTTCACTTAGTATAACTTCTATAAAATTCGTTAAGTCTACCATTTTATTTTTTCGTGCCGCCGGTGTCGGCCCTTTCTTTCAGTTCTTTTAGTTGTTCTTTTGGGAGTATTCTGAGAGCTTCTTGGGCTTTTGCTTCTGATAAATTATAATATCTTTTAATATAATCTACACTCTCACGTTTCTCCGGCTTCAACCACTTTGCAAAAGTTCTTCTTTGTGATCTAACTGTATTTAGTAAAAAGTCATTCTGCATCTTTTTATCTACAAAATGCCTTTGATTTATCTCATTTGCAAAGAGCACACAATCTTTGTGGTAACTTAGTGAACGATTTACAAGAAATGGTACATACTCTTTCTCTGTTATATCATCAACAATGAGTTGTTTCTTACCTTGTAATATTTGTTTTACGAAATCGAATGGGCTCATTTGAAATCACATTCTACCATCAATTCAGTTAAACAGGCGACCGTGTTAATCTCTTGGTCTGCCACAAAGGCAGCTTTGTATTGATAGTCAGCCAGTATCAAAACTGCTTTTGGTATTGAATGTGGTTTAAGTTTATCATAGAGTGCATCATAAACTTTACGAAATAGAGTAGTTGAATCAACATCATTTGTAGCGACCCACTTTCTTACATCACCAAAGTTTTTGTCTTTAATGTGACCTATAATCTTCTCAATTGGTACATCACCAAGTTGAGATAAGACACCAACATCAATCTTACCAAAACTGGAATATCTTTGTAGTTCGTTTATAACTCTACGAAAATCTGGAAAATGTTTCTTGATAAGTTCTACAATTACTTTATCATCATACTCAATGCCTTCATCTTTCAGAATCTTTGTAATTCTTTTCATAAAGGCCGATGCCATCTTGGCTTTTTCACCATTGCGTAATGTAAAATCTACAACAGCACACCTTGAATGTAAAGGGTCTATAATTCGATTCTTAAAATTACAAGTGAATATAAAAGAACAATTACCTGCAAACTCTTCTATTGCGTTACGCAAGGCAGGTTGAGTTGAATTAGGGTTGAGATAATCTGCTTCATCTATGATGATGACCTTGCGACCACCAGCAAGACTAACTGACGAAGCATAGTTCTTTATCTTAACACGGAAGGTATCAATGCCTGATTCATCAGAACCATTGATAACGATTGAATCACAACCAATTTCATTACACATGGCTTTTGCAATGGTTGTTTTACCAACACCTGCACCACCAGATAATAATAAGTTTGGTATGTTTTTTTGGTCTACATACTCTTGAAAAGGCTTTTTAAGTCTATCAGGTAATATGCAATCTCCAACGGCCTGAGGCCGATACTTCTCTGTCCATAATAAATGTTCCATTGGAACTCCTCACAAAATAAATCATAATCAAAGTTTCTTTAAGTCATCAACACTTTTTTTAGCTTTTACTGAACGTCTAAAGTGTTTATTCATTCCATCTTGAAGCGTTTCCGAACCGTTTAGTTTTTCAGCAACTTCAGCAATCGAATCATCAACCAACCAAGTTTGACCGCTTTCAGAATATAATGTAACAGTCGGTTGTATTGAATTTGTATCAGGTTCAGGACTAATAGATTCATAAACCGTAACAATATGGTCTATGTTTATCCATATATCTAAACCTACATTACCTTTAAAATGGTTTTTGAACTTTCTGAACGTGGCCATTATTCACCTTTCGCCACAAATTTACTACCAGTTTCAGTTGATATCCAATAAGTCAAAGGTACATCTTTGTTCTTAAACTCTGAAACACCCTTTGATGATATTGATACTTCATAATTACCAGCCATAACCTTTACAAGGTTTTCGGTCTTGAATATCATCTTATACTTATCACCAGTATCACACTTTGAAATCTCAAGGTCGTCACTATGAGCAGAATCATCTTGAGAATTAAATGTAACTACATTAATTGTGATACCATCAGATTCAATTGCAACATGAGGTGAACTCAAAACAGAACTCGCCTTAGTAATCCAATCAAAATCTTCTGCTGAAAGGTTAAACTTTATTTCAGGCTCTGGCATTACAAAGTCTTTTTCAGGTGGTAGAACAATCATAGTAGGTTCACAAAAACGATACTTAATTTTTGAACGACCTTTTCTACCAACTATTACAACGTGTTTATCATCAAACTGAAAATCAGGATCATCTTGGTCTAAAGATACTACTGAAAGAAAATTATTCAAATCATAAACACCAAAATCAGCAGGTATATCTTCTGTGATTTTTGCTTCGGATAAAATGTTTTTATGTGAAGATACAGTCTTTAAAACTTTACCTTTCTTAAACATAATACCTTGGTTTATATTTGCATAATTTTTTAGGACGCCTAACGTCTTATCACTTAATTTCATCATCTGTTCCTCTATATAAATCGTGATTATGTAATGCTATTATTCCATAGTGTAACACTTTTAACAAATCATTGCGGCAATACCCATTCTTTTTGCCGTATCTTTGTGCATACTTCATAATATTACCAATACAAAATCCTTCACCATGCCCACTATCAATTATAAATTCAGTTGCTTGAAATCTATCTTTTGAATAATGTTGGCCATATGTTTTATCAACATATTCTTGAAACTGTTTTATCAAAACATCTTCATTGTATTTGTAATCTATTGTCATAGTTTACCAGTATATTGTGCAACAGCTGGCATATTACCAGAGAAGGCGTAAGTACCAATATGTTGTGTTTTCATCCATGGGCATAGATGTATTTTACCACCCATCTTACGCCACATTTGGCAGAACATATAATCTTCGCTTAGATACCTTTCTGAACCTCCGCCTGTGATACTATCTTTATCATCAATTACAGTATCAAAGTACGCATGAATATATCTCGACCCATCAAAGTGTGCTTGACCTACATGATCGGGCTTATATTTAATCATAGGGTATGCTTCTCTCATTTTGTCAAATACTTGACGCTGAACCAACATGAAACCAGTACCAATCTCCATCACTTCTAATGGGTCGGTAACTTGGAATTGTGAAGTTCCTTTTACTACATTGAACACATACTCACCAACCAAAGCCTCAAGTTCTTTAGGGTCTAAATCTGGATTATTTCTAGCTGCATGAGCTACGTTACCCCAATTGATAGATTTTTTTGGATAAGGACCACCAGATACCTCTTTGTTCATAGCTAATAAAGCTATAACGTCCTGTGGATTATAATGTATATCTGAATCAATAAACAAGAGGTGAGTAAAACCTTCGCATCTTAAAAACTCATCAACCAAATAATTTCTTGCTCTTGTACTTAGTGATTCATTAAATAGGAATGAGAATTTAGATTCTACTCCGTATTTGTTTAATGTTGATTGTAAGTCTAAACATGACTTGATGTATAGACCATGTGCCATACCGCCATACATTGGTGTGGCGATAAAGACTTTGTGTTTTCTCAATTCATCTACTTTAACTTGAATTTCCATAATTTTTCCATAAAAAAGGTGGGACTAATAATATTTATTAGTCCCGACCAAAAATTAAACAACTATTTTAGGCAAAAGCATTAACACCATGTTGCCTTAGGGCTAAAACCCCAGCAGCTACCATTGCTCTGGTTGGTTTACCTAGGCGATAAAAACTAACCTTGGTACCGTTCGCTACTTTTTTAGAGTTAAGGTATATTGCATACCCTTTTTTTCTTAGGGTATCCACCATCGCTGATGGATTTTTCACACCAAATTTAGAACGCATTTGGCTGGCGGTGAGAGTATTGTACCCATCTGATTTAGAAAGATACTTTATAATTTTGCTCTCTATTGACATAAACATCTCCAAATAAAATGAGCAACACTTAAAGGGGTTGCTCGTTCCCTTATAGGGGCGGTGGTTATGATGATATATTAATCAACTCATCAGCTTCGGGAGTTTCGGGAGTTTCATCAGCTGTGAGTAGTGATTCAACATCAGCACCAGAATCAACTTTGGTATACAAGTCTAAGAATGTAGCCTTAGTGTCCTCGTCAAAACGAGCAATACACTTAGCAATACTCTTTAACTTATCGGAGAATATACCAAAGGTCTTTGATATGTGAACCAATCGTCTAGTCGATATGACCTCATCACAACCACCTTGTTCAAATGTTTTACGGATAACTTCAGCCCAGATAACAAGCTTCTCAGCAAAGTCATCATCTTGACCATTTAATTCTTTTTTGAGAATGTTAATCTCAATCTTTCTTGAAGGCCAATCTTGCTCTTCAGTTGTAGGGAATCTTTCTAAGAAAGCTTCGTTTAGCACATTAGTGTACATATAACGACCATCATCAGAACCTTTGCCTTTTGTATTAGCAGTAGCAAAGATTGTAAAACCTTCAGCAGGCGTTACAATCTCACCTTTCTTTTTGAGTAGAAATGGCTTG